GTACGCGCGGAGAACGGGGGCGGGGGGAGGGCAAAAAAAAAAACCCCCCCGCCGCAAAGGGCGAGGGCTATGATGACAAAATAACTCGGTTGTATACCCAACTCCCTAAATTATCAGATCGCCAGCGCGAAATGATATTAGGGATTGTAGATGAAATGCTAAAAAATGGGGAAGCTTAATAGACAGCCTCGACATGAGACATACGGTGTAAGCGAATATTGCTACAATAAGTATTTGAAAAAATACGATAAGTGTGCGCCGGAGAACATTAAAAAAGAAAAAGAAAAGAAAGCAAAGTCCAATCAAGACTGGTTGTCTAAGAATTGGATACCTTTGCTCTCTCTGCTTGTTGCTATAGCCGCATTAATAGTATCGCTACTGCGTTAAACAGCGTCGATGCGGCCAGAACAAGAAGTAGCTTTTCTATGCGTTCAAGCCGGTTTTTGTTTTCAATACTTTGACACACGAGCGCCATTTGTATTTCCTTGTGATCTGCATCGCTCATGTTGCGCACGTTTGCGTTATCTGCCAAGTAATCAGTGCTCGTTTTTTGACAGCTCATATTCTACCACCTTAATCAACTCGTCCAACTGGTTATCGGTAAGAAGCAGTATTTTTTTCTTGAGCAGTCCCAACACGTCTTGTGTTGCAACTGCTGCCAACTCCATTTTATCACGCCCCGCTGGTTTGGTACAATACATTTCTTTCCCCTTTCTTAATTTGACATATTATTTTCTCGGTGTACAACTAAGTTAGTACACTTATAGTTACGCGCAAGCTGTTTGTTGCCCACAAATGGGCAACAAATTAAAAAATATTTCAGGGGGAAGTGTTTATATGTGGGCCTTTGTTAAATAGCCCCGCTGCTCCCGCAACGGACAGCGGGGCTATTCTCGCCGGTGGCCTCCCGGCTTTCCGGCTGCACGTTCACACTAACAAATCAGGGTTTGGCAGGGCAATACCAAATTCGGATAATTACCGTTTGCGGCAAACCAGAATTGGAATTCTCCTGCCCGAAAAAGGAGTAAAAGGGGAAAATGGTAAAAACATTACAGGATTTGTGCAAAGATGCAAAAGACCGACAGAATTTAACTATACAAGATTTGTCCGACATGACGGACATTTCAGCATCAACCATAAGCAATTTTTTCTCCGCGTCATCAAAGGAGCCGAGCGTGTACAAAATGGGTTTAATTTGTGCCGCGCTTGGCGTTTCAATGGATGAATATTTCGGGATTGAAAAAGAAGTGACAACGGAAGATCAATTGACGAAAGCCAATGAACAGTTGAAGCACCAAAAGCAGCTGCATGATGCCGATGTGCAAATAGCCCATCTTGAGGGAAGCATGGAGCAGATGGCAAAAACCATTAACTACCACCGCAAGAAATCGCGGGACACAAAATTTGCTATTTATGGCCTTACGTTTTTGTGCGCCATATTTATGGCTGTTATCGTGGGCTATATCTTTTTTGACTACCGTATCCCCCACCAGGGGCTTATTCAGGGCGGAGAGGCCAGCATATTCGCATGGATCGTCTTTTTGCTGCTTGCAGTCGGTATTGGCTTTTTTGCCGCTATTTTGATGATGTATTTTCGCTATGCAAAAAAGTATACATTGTCGCCAGATAAGGGAGGAGATAAACAATGAGTGTAGTATTGCGGGCAGCATTATACCCGCGTGTGTCCACAGAAGAGCAGAAAAAGTTTGGCTTGTCTATTCACGATCAGCAGAACGACCTCGAAAAATACGCCAAAGCCCACAATATGAAGGTGGTAGGCGTTTTCCAGGATGCCGGGTTTTCCGCCAGAAAGAAGATTGAAAAGCGTCCCGCCATGCTTCAACTGCTGGAAGCCGTAAAGCATGATGAGGTAGACATTATTCTTGTCACAAAGCTTGACCGGTGGTTTCGCAACATCGGTGAATATTACAAGGTGCAGGAAATCCTTGAAGCCCACAACGTGTCGTGGAAAACGATTTATGAGGACTACGACACGTCTACAGCCGCAGGCCGGTTGAAGATTAACATTATGCTTTCCGTAGCACAGGACGAAGCTGACCGCGCCAGTGAACGCATAAAAAAAGTGCTTGATGCAAAAAAAGATCGAAATGAGGTTTGCACCGGTCATCTTCCGAAAGGCTACAAAATCGAAGGGAAATTTGCTGTTATAGACAAAGAAGCGGAGCCGGTTATACGCAGATATTTTTCTACATTTTTGGAAACCGGCTCCATAACAAAAGCGATGGACGCAGTACCGGAATTAAAACTTAAATACCAAACGGCCAGCCAAATGTTGGACAACACAGGATACATGGGAGACTGGCACGGAATAAAATTACCCCCGTATTTAACACCGCAGGAATTTCAGCGTGTGCAAGACTTACGCACCAGGGTGACGCGAAAATCCCCTTACAATCGAACGTATATTTTCTCGGGGCTGATAGTCTGCGGGGAATGCGGACGCAGAATGACAGGGCATCCGTCTCCACGGCCAAGCGGGGCGTGCTCTTACTCTTACTATTGTCAAGGGTCTGCCCAGAGGAAAGGATGCAACAACGGTAATTTTACTGTCGAATGGAAAATCGAAGATTATCTTCTGTCGACAATAGACGAGCAGATACAGATCAAATTGCAAGCCAAGCCGCGGCAGGAACCCAAAGCAAACCAAGATGTGCAATTAAAGGCTTTACAAAAAAAACTATCCAAGTTGTCAGAGTTATATATAGACGACATGATTTCAAAAGCGGACTACTCAAAAAAGTATGCAGAACTGACATCACAAATGGATGAGATTACACAAGTAAAATCACAAAGCCGCGCACCAGAAGAAATTGCTACCTTATTTTCCGCAGGATGGCAAGAAATATACAAACAACTTAACAAAGAAAATAAACAAGCATTTTGGAAACTCAAAATAAAAGAAATCCGGCTATACAAAGACCGCCGGATTGAATTTGACTTTCTGTAAGTACTTAGTTTATATAACCCTTTTCCCAAGGTGCGGTATACCGAGCGTCCGGACGTGGCCACGGCGTGTATCATGGAGGGCGATGTGGTGGTGCTGGTGGACAATTCAGCGTCGGCCCTGCTGCTGCCCACAACGATCCTGCGGTTCAACGAGGAGATCAACGACTACTACTTCCCGCCCCTCATCGGCACGTATCTGCAGATCATACGGACGCTGGTGCTGCTGCTGACCATGTTCATTACACCGCTGTGGTACCTGCTGGTGAAGAACCCGGATACGCTGCACGAGAACCTGCGTTTCCTTTTGGTACAGGACGAATACTATGTGCCGCTGATCGTGCAGCTGCTGCTGGTGGAGCTGATCATTGACATACTGAAGATCGCGTCGCTGAACACACCGGATGTGCTGAGCAACTCGTTCAGTATGCTGGGTGCGCTGATACTGGGCGACTTCGCGGTGCAGGCCCGGTGGCTGGTGCCGGAGGTGCTGGTGTATATGGCCTTCGTGGCGGTAGCCAACTACGCCCAGCACAGCTATGAGATGGGCTACGCCACAAAGCTGTGCCGGATGCTGCTGCTGGTGCTGATCTGGCTGTGGGACTGGTGGGGCTTCGCGGCGGGGATCGTGATCACGCTGATGCTGATCGTAACAGCAAAGCCGCTGGTGGGTAAGGGATACCTGTACCCTCTCATTCCCTTTGACCGGAAGAAGCTGGCCCGTCTGCTGTACCGCCGCCCGGTGACGAAAAAGAACAGCTGAGGCAAACGTATCCCCTCTTCGTCATAAACTGCAAAAAAAGGAAGCGCCCCGGCGCTTCCTTTTTAATTCTCATACAGTATATCCCGGGCCACCGGGCGGTAAAACAGCCTCTCCGCCTCGTCGAAATCACGGGTCTGCCCCATGATCCACATAAGCTTGGCCACGGCAGCCTCCGTGGTCATATCATAGGCCTCCAGCAGACGCAGGGCGCTTTTCAGCCGCCCGCCCACATGATAGACCGCCAGATTGCTGCCCTCGTTGGGCACCTGGGTGGTCATGACCACCAGCTTGCCCCGCGCGATGCCCCGGTGAATGATATCGAAATAGCTGGCGTCGCCCTCATATTCCGGCAGGCCGCCTACGCCGAAGGACTCAATGACCAAGCCGTCAAATCGGTCCAGCATGAATTCCAGCACGGCGGCAGGGGTGCCGGGGATCAGCTTCAGCAGTCCCACCTTGTCGTCCAGCGCGTCATAGAACACCGGGCTGGGATAGCAGGCGCAGCGCATATACTGCAGCAGGTGCTCGTCCTGTACCACGGCCAGGTCGGGATAGTTGACGCTGGAAAAGGCCTGAAAGCTCTTGGAGCAGGTCTTGCGGGCACGGGTACCCAGGATGACCTTGCCGTTGAATACGATCTGCACGCCGCCGCAGCCGCGACAGGCGTAGAGAAACGCGTCAGTCAGGTTGCGCTTGGAGTCGGTACCGTCGAACCAGATAGGCTTCTGCGCGCCGGTAAGGACGATGGGCTTTGGGCTGCCCTGGATCAGATAGCTAAGCGCAGCGGCGGTATAGGCCATGGTGTCCGTGCCGTGGGAGATGACAAAGCCGTCATATCTATCGTAATTCTCCCGCACGGTCTTGGCCACACCCAGCCAATGGGCGGGGCGGATATTGGTGCTGTCCAGGCTGTAGAGCTGAACGCAATCCACATGGCACATCTCGCCGATACGGGGAACGAAGGACAGCAGCTGCGTGCTGTTCAGCTCCGGCGTCAGGCCGGAGGGCGTCATCTCACTGGCGATAGTCCCGCCGGTGCCGATCATCAGGATATTCTTCATGCTCATACCTCCCGGTCATCCATGGCCGCCGTGCCGAATCGGGCCGCCTGCTCAATACGGCGGCGGACAGCGTCGTCCGGGGC